AGATCTAAATAATCTAAAAATTTTTAGTAACTTAAAGCTGCTATTCAATAATGTTATTGATGGAAGAATGGACAATAAATCAATTATCGCCATTGGAGTTAGTGGATATAGTATAAATTTATTAAGCTTATTACTAAGCTTATCAGCTACGAACCACCGTAAAATATAATCAACAATAAAAATGATAACAGTTATCCTGTCAATCAATGTCATCCAGGATTGTTGTTTAACAAAAGCCAATGGAATAATGCTCATAATTATGACTGTAAACATAAATGTATCATAAATGGCATTTTTGTTAAGAATATTATATATTTTCTTTCGCATTGGAACTCCCTTCTACTTAATTTCATAGACTTAACATATATAAGGGCAGGATGCATGGGATAAAACTACCTGAATTCAATAATGTTTTTATTAATAACATATTTCAGGCCTCCTTTAGTGCGTCCCCTTTTGCAATATAGCCCAGCTCAATAAGCTCGTCGGCACGCTCCAGAAGCCGTTGCCTACCCTCCTCATTAAGTAGGTGGTACTTATCAAGAATTGTTTTATCATTATTATTGAGCGGAATCGAAGATTTTTCTTCCATCAGGTCAGATCTGCGACAACTAAATATCTTGCACATGGAATCTACTTTATCCATCCGAGGAGTCTTCGCACCCTTACACCAATTAGTAACAGACTGTGTACTGACTCCGAGACGTTTAGCCAAATCTGATTGTGTCATTTCGTGTATTCTAAGTTGACGTTTTAACTGCTTTGAAAAAATTTCGTTAAATTCTTGTTCTGAAATAATAATCATCCCCTTTCTTTAGTTGTATTATAAAACGTAAGTTGAAAAAAGACAAGCTAAAAAATAAAAAAATCAACTTTTAGTATTGACTTCAACTAAAAGTTGATATATTATGAGGATGTAACAAAGATAGTCAATCAAGAAAGGAGCGTATTCAATTGGATAAGCTACAGATTAGTCTAGCGGCCGCTAGAGTAAACGCAAACATGACACAAGCTGATGTTGCGGAGAAAATGCATCTTAATAAGCAGACAATTGTCAACTGGGAAAACAATAGAATTATTCCGAAACCTGCCCAGCTTGAAATGATGAGCAGAATGTACAATATCCCTGTCGATAATATTTTTTTGCCTACTAAGTCAACTTTAAGTTGAAAAATAAAATGGAGAGGAAAGAACCATGAACGATTTTTATAGCAAACTTAGACAGCGACTATATTCAGATGCAAAAGTCGTCAATTACTACGCAAAAGAAAAAGACTTAGGAAGAAACCATGACAACTATGGTGCATGCACAGCTCTGGCAGGAGTACTTAAAGAGTTGGGACATCCAACATCTGTTGCAGTATATGAGAATGATGAAGGATATCTGCTGGTACCGACTATAGAGATAGACGGAGTAAAGATAGTCGTTTGAGGAGGAAAAGACAAAACCATGATAGAAGTAATACTATTTCTCCCGTTTTTAATAATTGCAATAATGATTTTATTAAGCGATTAAAGGAATAATCACAAGGAGAGAATAGCACGGAAAGGACAAAACCATATGGGAAATCAAATTTATAAAGAAATTTCGAAGTTTGCAGAAATGCAAAGAGATGAAATCAAGAGAGAAAAAGCAAAAAAGAAAAGAAAGTCGGTATGTATAGATCCGGACTCTGTTATAGGAAAGGAAATAATGTATCAGACCGCATTACTGCATGAAATATTAGACGAGATAAGAGGAGGAAAAACCTCCCCTTAGAAAAATTAGATATAAATATGCAAGTAGCATTTAAGAAAGGAAAAGACCATGTGGAAAATATTTTTTACCTACAAGGACAAGAGCAGGTGCACTGTACAGGGAAAAGGAACCATTACACCGGAGTTGGCGGTGAAATGCTTTTACCGGTACGGACTCCATGCTGCAGAGATCATATATCAGCAGTACCCCAAGAAAGACCATGAGCCGGTACCACTGGAAGAGAAGATGCGAGAGTTCGGTGTAGATGCAACAGAAATGAAGACTGTAGTACTGCACGCAAAAGCGCTGTTGGACAGTATGCAGGGGAAGGAGAGTGAGAAATGCTAAACATAATTCAAAATGATTTTAAAACTTCAGAAACAACATTTTTGGATGAGGATAAAGTCAATCTAGTTGTAGAAAGTGTAATTGAAACCATAAAAAAAGGACTCCCAGAGGAAGCCCAAACAGTAGAAGCACTTGAATTTATAACAGATCGGATTAAAGAGAGAGTGAAAGAAAAACGAATCGAGTTATAACTGCTTTTCAACTAAATCCTGTAGAGAGTATGAGATACTGCGAAGTTCCTTGCCATCAGTAGCTGCTCTTACATGTACTAAATCAGCATCTGCTTTTGGATTTATAGGATATGTATCATGGTATTCCTTTCCATTTCCAATATAAGTTATATCGAAATAAAATATTTCTTTCTGTGAACAGAATTCCCTTGCCTTAACATTGCATATAAATGATTGGCCGGGAGCAATATATGTTTCTGCAAAATTGGAAAATGGAATGTGATCACTTCGAATAGAGAATGGAGTGATATCAGGAGAACATTTTATTGAAGATATAGTTGCTCCAGTTTGTCCAAAATTCTTTATGACTAAATAATATTGTGGCGATTGGAAATTTGTGGTTTTAGCGTATATGGCTACATAAGGACGTGATGTTTCATCAATCATTTTAGAGTTTTGTTTGAGTGTTAATACAGAAATAATTATAGCAATAACGCTTGTAATGAGAGATGCCAGTATACCAATTAATTGAATGACATCAGAAGGTGTTAAAGACATAAAAATACCTCACTTATATATTTACTCGGACGCTGCAACGTCCTGTAAGAAGAGTATACGACTGGAAAGCAGAAAAAGGCAAGATTTAATACACAGAATACAGAGGGAGAAAAAGACCATGACAAAGGAAGAATCACTCAGACTTGAGAAAATCCTCAAGAAAATAGATAAAGCAGATGAGACGAACTGCAAGAAAGAGGAAGAATACAATAGATTCTGTACTAACACGAGAGAGGACTGGAATGAGGAACAGTATCAGAAACTCAAGAGAGAAAAAGCCATCACAGAGGCAGCATACTTTGCAAGCCTCATTGAACTCAAGGCAGAAGTGAAGTGCATGCTGAATCAATAAAAAAATATATCCGGGCTTGCCGGAGCACCGCAAAACTACCCATATACAACAAATCCTCTTGTGAACCATAATAAATCCATTTCGTGTGGTGCTCCGGTAAGCCCGGGGGAGAAATCTGATTTAGGAAGGAGCGTGAGAAAAATTGAAACTTATATTCATCATAGCATTGATAACTTGCTTGATAGGGTGGCTTGAAAATAAGTTGACGAAATATGCGTTGATTGTATGGATCATACAAAAGACGAACACTCAGCCATCAAAAGAGGAGATGGTTGAGTGCAAGAAATTCGTGATAGAGCATGTGATAAAGGAGTTATGTAAGCCCAAACTGTGATTTTATGATAGCGCAGCATTTAAGAGAGAAAGGATTGAAAAGGATTGAAAACACTGACAGACCTATTTTATAGTGCGTATTCGCATCGTCAAAAGCGGCACCATCTCTCAATGACACTGAAAGAAAAACCCGGTGAGCACACAATCAGGATTTTGCAGAATGGCCGGGAAATAATCAGAGCCACAGGAGACGAGAGAGAGCAGGCATTTCAGTCGGCAGCAAGAGACTTAGTAAGAAAATTTCCGGTGAAAAGAAGGTGATAAAGACGGAGAGAGCAGATTTTAAACTCAAAGAAGTAACAAGCAGAATAGGCCCGGCATCTTACATGGAGGTGTACAGATCCACGAATGAGGATGTCGAGCTTGTGTACAAAGGCATAAGAGTCAGGGCACATGATGAGATAGAGGACTTTGATTCACTCGGAGTGAAATTTATTGAGTTGATTGACAAGCCAAGACTCGGAATGAGGATTTGGGTATATTAGGAGGTCACTTATGGAGAACAAACTTAAAGAGGCACTCAAAAAACTTGGAATTGAAACAGCGGAACAGTTAAACGCTGCCATCAAGGCAGAGAAGCCACTCGATATCGGAATCATGACATCAGAGGTGGCAAAACAACAGAAAGCAGCATCATAAGGAGAAAAAACCATGAAATTATTTAAGAAGAGCACAGCAGGAATGAAGCAGTACAAGGAGTTCAAGAAGTGTATCGGCATGATCGGAAAGATTGAGGAGAGCGAAGATGTAAAGGAAGCTGCACTCACAGCTGGCTACATAATCGGAGTAGTGAAGGAGAGACACGATAAGAGACTCATCACCGACAGCATGTTCGAGGCATTGAAGGAGCTGACGGATATCATGCTTCAGGACGTAGATGAGCGTATGAATAGTGACACACCATATGTCATGCAGATTGAGGCATAAAAAAGACCGGTCGGGAAAATCTGATTTCCTGACCGGACTCTGCGTGAAAAACAACAATAAAAGAAAAACCATAAAAATATTATAACACATTAAGAGGAAAAATCCATATGCCTAAATATACAAAATATCTTGAATTTTCACAAAAAGAGCGCACTGCCATAAGAGAGCGTGACAATTATCGGTGCATATTCTGCCAGATAGGCTATGAGATGCCACCGGCAGCAGTCCCTGAGATGGATATAACAGACATCATGCACTACATACCACGCTCATCCATGGGACTTGGCATCAGACAGAACGGAGCAGTCGGATGCCGCTACCATCATCATATGCTGGACAACGGCAGCGGTGGAAACAGAAAAGAGATGCTCGGCATGTTCAGAGCATATCTGGATGAATTTTATCCGGATTTTACAGATACAGAACGAAAATACGATAAATGGAGTTTTTTAAAGGAGAAACCATATGTTTGATAAGTTTGGAGAATTTGATTCGTTTAGCGAGATAAACGAGCTTGCAGAAAACCTACTCAACGAGGGTGACATAGAATCCCTCAAGGTAGTGGCAAAAGAAAATGGAATACAGGCTGATTTCGTGGATCTGTACGCCAACGGAGAAATTCCTGAGCTGTGCGATAAGCTCACGGCGGCACTTGGCAAGATTGATGTCGAAGCGGCAGAGCTTAAACCAAAAGAAATTATGGAGGACTGGGTGGAGTACCTAAGAGGCCAGTGCATGGAGAATGAACTACTAGCTCACAATGTCAGAAAGAAAGGCAAGACACTGAAGGGTTGTATAGCCGCTATCCTGACATGGTCCTTCGAAAATCAACAGACGGTTGACAAGGATATCATCAAGGCGGCAGGCGTATCGGCGAGCAAAGTCACACTCGGTATCCCGGGCATGGCAAGAGCCAAGAAGATAATCACTGACTACTACATGGGAAAGAAGGCACACAGATGAAAGAAAAGACAATAGAAAAAATACCATACCTATGACTCAAAAAAATAAGCAGAATAAAATCTGTGAAGTACATTGGTATTACCGCAGTCAAGAACATAGAACATCAAAGGCACCTGCTCCTTGAGGTGTACGAAAATAAAAAGGAGTCAAAAAAGATTCCTGTAGTGAGAATCGCACTTACCAAGAAGGATTTCGGTACATACTGGCCGGACAAGCAGATATGGACGCGCCAGCAACTTTCAGCTTACAGCCCTATATGGACCAACACACACACATACACCATGGGAACCCTGGCAGACGAGAATATCCTGCAGAGCCCGGAAGACCTTGCAAGAATAAAGAATTTTTGCAGCACCAGGATATACAACGATACTCGTTGGTGGGAGCACATAGCTGAATATGAGGGCAACATCACATCAAAAGAAAGAACAAAAAGAGTAGAGCGCAAGTACAAGAGGCGCCAGGAAGCACTGAAGGACAGACAGGCAAACACCAAAGAGCTCCCCGAAAAAGCAATACTGTACAGAGCTGATCACGTATATTTCCGTGATGAACACTTTTTGTACTACAAGAAGCATGGAAGCTGGGCTGACATAGCCTGCAGTAAGTGCGGCGGTGTGACTACTGCAAGATGGAAAAGCAGTGGAGCATACGAGGACCAGTTTGAGAGAAACATAGAAGAGCCGCGAGAGAACAGCTTCGGCACATGCCCTATGTGTGGCGCCCACGGACAGTACAAGTGCAAAGGAAGAGTAAAAGGCAGCATCAGAAAAACCCGGTATCTTTTTCTCGGACAGAAATACAAAGATAATGGCTTTGTCATGAGGTACATACAAGTAGAGAAAGAGTGGACACTCGGCTTCATTGCCGGCGAGAAAGGCGATGAAATGTACAATGCCTACGAAAAACTGTCGGGGGTTGAGCTGGCAAGAGCATATTTCGAACCCGGCAAAAAGGTACAGGTTGACTATAACAAGCATGATCCGTATGTAGGGAGAGACTTCTGGGATGACTGCAATCTGTATGGCTTATCAAGCATCAGAATCAATTCCGGACCAATACTTCCGGAGACATACGGTGAGATGGCAGGAACCATGTTCAAATACAGCGCCATGAAAGAATACACAGACAGCCTCATGAGCGTATGCAATCCGATTGAGTACCTTGAGTGCTACATGCGCACACCTCAGCTTGAGATGCTTGTGAAGATGCACCTGATAGGAGTGGCAGAGAAACTTATAAAATGCCAATATGGAATCATTGAGGATGAAACAGCAACGAGACCGGATGAGTTTCTCGGTATCAGAAAGGAAAAACTCAAACTGCTCATTAAGGAAAAGGGAGACATAGGTCTGCTGAGGGCACTGCAGATGGAAAAGAGACTCGCGGAGAACTGGACAGATGAACAGGTGCAGCAGTTGGCAGAGACCGGACTCACATACACACAGGTCGTGCTCGCAGAAAAATACATGACATTGCAGAAATTTTTAAACCGCATAAAGAAATATGCATGCTGTGATTACGGAGGCTGCAGTCGGTCAGTATACAGAATCAGACACATGGCCTCTACATATGCTGACTACCTGAGCATGAGAGAAGACAGAGGCTACGATCTGACCAACACGGTATATCAGTTCCCACATGACCTGGATGAAGCCCACGAAAAGATGGTGGAAGAGGTCAATAAGGAAAAGCTGGACAAACATCTGAAGGATGTTGCGGCACGCTTCCCGAACATTCGACACAGCTACAGAAAGTTGAGAAATAAATATTATTACGAGGATGATACATACATCATCAGACCGGCAAAGTCAGCAGAGGAAATAGTAACAGAGGGGCGAGTACTTCATCATTGTGTCGGAGGAGATAACTACTTAGGGAAACACAATCGGGGAGAGACGTACATACTTTTTCTGAGGTTCAAGGACACACCGAATATGCAGTATGTCACTGTCGAAATTGAAGCCACAACACCGAACATACTGCAGTGGTACGGAGCCCACGATAAGAAGCCTGACCAGGAGAACATACAGAAGTGGCTCAACAGCTACATACGGATGCTTGTGGCAGGAACACTGAGGACAGCAGGCATGCCGGCAATGGCTATAGCATATTCAGCATAGGAGGATATATGGAATACGTGCAGATGACACTCGATGACTGGGTGCAAATGAAGCAGAAACTGAGACAGGAGCTTGTAGGCGTGAAGCAGAGCTTCGTGAGAATAGGCTATGCACTCAGACAGATTGACGACCAAAGGCTTTATGAGAATGACGGCTACAAGAGTATAGCAGAATTTGCTAAGGCTGAGTACGGACTTGAGGCATCCACCACAAGCCGATTTATATCCATCAACCGCGAATACTCGATTGACGGATATTCAGAACACTTGAGACCGGAGTATGCAGACCTTGGAAGGAGCCAGCTTGAGGAGATGCTCAAGCTCCCCGACGCTGACAGGCAGATGATACAGCCCGAGGCATCAAGAGAGGACATAAGAGAGCTTAAGAGATTCAACAAGACCGAGCCTGCAGCGGGTGTGGCAGATGACACAAGCCAGCTAATAGAGAAATTCTTTGAGGACAACAAGGATATCCTCAATGAGGTGTACTCAAACGAGTTTGATGAGGAGTCAATGAACCGATTTGCAGAAATTGTAAATCCAGCCGGAAATCGCTCATTCAAAAAAGGTCTTTACTTTATGATGATGTACGAGAATCGCGTCACAATCAAGAAGTTTGGAGACACGCCAAAAAATATGTCATGGTGGGAATTCTACCAGGTTATGCGCTCTATCTTTGATGAGGATGCAGCAGGCACCAGAACGTGGCAGAACCATTTTGGAGGAGATAATGAAGTACAGGAAAATGAGCCGACAGGAGAGCATACTACAGCAGAAACTCCTGAGCCAGAGGATGACAATGCAGCAGTTGGAGAAGCTGGCACTGATGAGGTCGAAGAGACTGAATCGGGAAGCGTGGCAGATAATGAGCCGGCTCCTGGAGCAGGAGAAGAGCAAAAGGATGCTCCCACCGACAGAACTACAGACTGCAGAGAGGATAATAGAGAGCCTGCGGACAGGCCCAAGGAACAGACGGGAGAAAAGAGCCTTGGAGAACAAATTGCGCCGGCGCAAAAATCCCCGCAAATCCTTGAAAAATCAGAGTCTGAGAGCATCGAAAAGGAAGAAAATGAAGTCCAAAGCATAGAGGAAAATGAGCCAGAGATAGAGGACGAAAAGCCGGAGACAGAAGTCATAGAAGCATGCATGACAAGAAGAGAATATATGAACACTCTTACGGTGGCGAAAATGGCTGATTACATAGCAGAGGAGCATCACAGCGGCCACTTATTGGCATCAGATTTAATTTTCCCAGAGAAAATCAGTCAATGGCTCAGAGGCGAAGTTGATAGATATGGAAAAGCACAAAGTTAGGAGGCAGAAAAATGTTTATAGATTGCGCAAAATTAGAAAAAATTTTAAAAGCTGATTACAAAACGTGGGGCGTCAAGTTTGGACTCACAGACAAAGGTATGTACATCCTGAACGGCACCGGATGG